CCTATCAGCTTACCTTTAAATTTCCCACATCAGACCCCAAATGGGCATTGTTAATTCCGGAAACAGAATTAGTTGCTGATGACTTGCACGGAGAACAGTACTTTACTATCTTTGAAGTCGAAAAGCAACACGGATATGTCACAGTATACGCCAATCAAGTAGCTACATTGTTAAATGGTTATTCTATCAACAAGATCAATGTCGATCGAGTGAATGGAGCAACCGTAATGAATGCGCTTGTTGCCGGGTTCAAACGAGAAACACCATTCACATTCTTTTCTGATGTGATGTCAAAACACACCCTTAATTTAAAAGATATCTCAGCGATGGAAGCTTTGGCCAAAGACAAGCACTCCATCGTTGGGCAGTGGGGTGGAGACCTTGTCCGGGACAAGTACAGCGTCCGATTGCTAGAACATGGTGGAATCGAAAACGAATCATTATTTGCCTACAAGAAAAATATGAAGTCGTTCCAAGAAACAAAATCCACCAAAGAGTTGAGAACACGGATCCATTTTAAAAAGGTTATTGAAGCACACGAAGAAGGGAAGAAAGATCAAATCCTAACCGTGACCATTGATAGCCCACTGATCAATAAATACAAGCATATCTACGAAGCAGATATGGAAGTACAAGATCAGGATGTAGTGGATCAAAAAACACTTGAGGAATACGGAAAGCGCTATTTCCGTGAAACTCTGTGCGACATGATCGAAGAAAGCCTTGAGATTGATGTTGTCGGCCAGGCAGATCAACCAGTACACATGTTTGATATCGTGAGCATCTTCCACGATGGCTACGATGTCGATTTACGAAAAAAGATCACGAAATACAAGTTTAATCCAATGAGCATCAAACTTGTCAGCATCGGTTTCGGTGAGGTTACTAGAACTTTAGCAGACTCTATCTCAGGAATGGTCAATGATTCTGTCGATAAGAAAATGAAGTCTTATGATGCAGAATATGAAGCGAAAGTGCAGAAGCTCGTAGATAATGCTAATGCTGAGTATGACAAGCAAGCAAAAGAGCTGGAACATAAAATCACAGATGGGATCGAACAAGCCAAAGCGCAAGCTGAAGTAGTCAAGCAAGAAATTTCAGCACAAGTCACTCAGAAGATCGCAGCAGCAAACCAAGCAAACAAGAATGAAATTGTAGAAGAGTTTAAAGCTCAGTACAATGGCATCGAAGTTAAGATGCAAGGTTTGAAAACTACTACTGATCAATTAAAGACTAGCGATGCTGATATCCAGAAGTTGATCAATGATTTCAAGGCTCAAACGCAAAGCCAATTTGTTGGGATCCAAGGCGCACAATCCAGATTTGAGCAGACGACTGAAAAAGCTATCTCCGACCTAACCAATGTGACGACTGGCAAAGCAGATCGTTCCTATGTTGAACAAACAGTTAATGGTATCAAAGAAGAGTTCACCACAATTGGAGTTAGTGGCGGCCCTAACATGCTTAGGAACTCAAGGGCAGATGAGGGACTGAAATATTGGACTGAACCAAATGGACGAATGAGCTTCACATCTCATCAATTCTATTTCAATGGACAAAAGCGGATGTTCTCCCTAAGACCAGGAGCGATGGTTCAAAGTCCACGCTTCATTGTTAAACGAAATAAAGACTACATTCTTAACATAACAGCATTTGACGCTAACACAAAGAATGTAAAGATTTCATTTTGTAAACGCAAAAAAGGTTCCTCAGCGGACTTTGAGGAAAAACAAGAAATCTTCAATAAAACTGGTTCTCCTGCCTTCAGCTCTCATGAAGCTTTAAAACGTACTTTCAAATTTAACATTGGCGAATTTGATGAAGGTTATTTTCTATTTGAATATCAGGGCAATCCTTCTGGGTGGTCTGGCATGTTCATGACAGAATTGGACTTTTATGAAGGAAGTAATGACCGCTTGTGGCAACCAGCCCCAGAAGATCAAAATTATCTGGTAGAACAAGCGCAAGCAACATTTGAGCAGACCATCCAAGGCCTATCTACTCAATTAACGAAATTAGAGACTAAGACTGGCCCAACCGGTGAACTTGAACAACGCATGCTGACATACTCTGAGAAAGCTGCTGTAGACGCTGTAAAAGCAACAAGGCAGATTCTTGAGCAAGGCTATGTTGCTAAATCACAATACACTGAAGATGTCGCTGGCATTAATAGAAAATTTGAAAGTATTTCAACATCAACTGACTCTAAAATTAGTTCAAAACTTGCTGAGTTTAAACAAGGTATTGATGGCCAATTCTCAACATTCTCTACAGAATTTGGAATGAGGCTATCCAGTCAAAATTCTGTCCTCAATGACAAATTGGATGATTTCAAGGATAGCATCAACGGGCGCTTTGCGAACTATCAAAGCACAGTTAATGGACAAGTGACAACAATTGTCAGCCAGTTTGATGGGGTTCTCAAGAAAACAGACATCAACATCACTGATGGCCAAATTTCATTTGGTACAGGTAAGACCATCAATGGTCGGACCATCAGCTCCTTGCTGGTACAAGAACCAGAAGCTATTGCTTTGATTGCAAATTTGATCAAGGTTAAAGGTGACATGGTAGTTGATGGCTCAATCACAAGCCGTCATCTAGCTTCTCAGAGCGTTCGGACAGGCCACATGGAATCCGGCTCTGTCACAACTCAGATTCTCGCTTCAAATGCGGTTACTGCTGATAAGCTACTAGTTGATTCTGCAATGATCAACAAGCTTGTAACTAATCAAGCGTTTATCAGAGAATTGACTTCACAAAAGGCTTTTATCACTCAATTGGCATCGATTGATTTCACTGCTGAACGTATCAAAGGCGGAAGATTAGAATCAAATACTGGAGCTTTAGTATTTGATTTAGATAGTAGTGCGATGAACATGTTGACTGATACAGCAGTTATTAGACGAGTTTTCAACAATTTCCCAACCCAATTTATCAGGTATGGAACGCATATAGAGAATGGGAACAGATTCTCAAAAACCATCATTGGATCAAACCGTGACGGTACAGAGAATAGTGGAAATAAAACATTTAGTGGTATGGAAATTTACAACAGCACAAACAAAGATGTTGAGGATTACACCAAATTTTACGCTGATAAAATGTACTTGCAACACAGCGAGTTTAAACAGGGCTGGATCATCCAAAATGCTGGTAAACAAAGAATTTTACCACTAAATGGCACAGCACACTCTGAAATGATCGCATCTGACTTTAGAATGATCTACACAGCAGACGGCAATCATCGAAGTGTTGGGGCTTATTTATGGGATCTGCTCACATGTTTTGGCGTTCTGCGAAGATATGGCTGGGATCTTAAAAATAGTGCCGCACAAAGTCACATCAGTGGGGTGCTATCTAAATACAACTATAGATAGGAATAATTATGGACGAAAATATTTTACTTTCAATGGTCTCTGAACTCAATAATCAATTGAGTGACAAGACGCTCAGTGAAATCGTATTTAAGGCTCGGTTTGCCGACTTGCAGGACAAATATTCGCAACTAGAACAAGAAACTAAAATGTATCGCACAGTGCTTGCATCAGATAGCGATTTGCAAGAACTTTTTGAAGAAATCAAAAACAAAAACGAGGTAACTAAATAATGGATTACAAAGTACAATTTAAATCATACGATGCAGTAGCTAACACTACCAAAGTAGCAATCAAGCAAGACTTTCCGTACCGTGTTTTCGAGGAAATTTTGCCAACAAACCGCACGACTGAAGATGATGCGACACTGGTTGAAGCAGTATTAAACATCGTCCGCATGGAACTTGACACATCTGGCGCAGTAGTAGCGATCAAGAAAGAGCTTGACAAGTCTGTTGAGGCCAACAATAACGCTATCGCTAAAATCCAAGAATTGACCAAAGAAAACGAAGCGATGACGCAACAGATCCAAAGCGTCAAATCAGTGGCCGATTGGGCAGTCCTCGCTCGTGTCACAGATACAGACAATCCAATTGATCCAACTCTGTATGCTCGTGGATTGGAATTAGTAGAGACTGGCCAATCTGGCAAAGAATACAAAGCACATGACATCTTTGTTGTTAACAATCCAAACTATACTGCGAAATATGGCGAAGGCACTCGTGTGCTTGTGCAAGTAAATAATACCTTCACATACAATGGCGAAAGCGTAGAAGAACTCGAAGGTAAATTGTCGCAAGATGGAAAACTTGCAGTCTGGAAATGGGAACTGCCAAAGGAAAACAAACCAGCGCAACCAAGCGGAGATCTTGAAACTCAACCAGTGGCTACAGCTACACCACAACCAGTACTTTAATGAGAAAGGGGCGTGATCTATGATCCACTTTACACCAGAAGATATCTCGATGATGGTCGGATTTGTCGGGATCTTACTTGGAATTTATGGAAATTTTAAAGGAAGTGTCGTGGCACAAGAAAAACGCATGGTCGTTATCGAGAAAGACATCGAAAACATGCGTGATTTTCGTCTAACGGCAGTAAGACGACTTGATAACCACGATGAACAAAATAAGTCTCTATTGATCCTCGCAGAGCAGGTCAAGGCCTTGAGCGAGGACATGAAAGAACTTAAAGCATTAATTCAAAACAAAAATAATTAATAAGAGGTAACACTATGAAAATCAACTGGAATGTACGTTTGAAAAATAAAAACTTTTGGCTTGCCCTTGTACCAGCCTTAGCCTTGCTATTCCAAGCATTCGCCGATATTTTTGGCATCAAATTGGAATTCGGGCAAACGATTGATAAAGTTCTTGTATTTATCAATGTGCTATTTGCCTTCCTTGTGCTTGTCGGGATTGTTAACGACCCAACTACCACAGGATTGAGTGATAGTACACGAGCATTAGGTTATGAAGAACCTAACCAAGATTAATATTTTCGTACTAGCGACTATCTTCTTTTGGATAGTCGCTTTTGATTTTAGAAAGGATTGAAAAAACATGAGTGTACAACAATCTATAGTTAACGGTTTTACAAGCCGTCGTGGGCTGATTACATATTCGATGTTAGGTTCTCGCAACGGTTCAGATGGGACAGGGGATTGCTCTGGTATCATGTCGCAAGTATTGAAAGAATCGGGTATCCCAATTCAAGGTTTGCCGTCAACAGTGACACTTGGACAGCAACTCGCAAATAACGGCTTCTATCGTGTGAGCCGTAACCAACCATGGGACGCTCAAATGGCCGATATTATTCTAATGTCATGGGGTGCTGATATGTCTTCATCTGGTGGCGCTGGTGGGCATGTCGGAGCGATGATCGATGATACATACTTCATTTCTTGCGACTATTCGACACAAGGAGCAGTCGGACAAGCTATCAATACCTATCCTTGGAACGACTACTACAGCTGGAATAAACCAGCTTATATCGAGGTTTGGCGATATGCTGATACGGCACCACAGACCAACAATCAAGCGAACACAGCCGTCCAACCGAAAGATAAGGCCTTTTACCAAGCAAACGAAGTTAAATACGTCAACGGTATCTGGCAGATCAAGTGTGATTACCTAGCACCAGTAGGCTTTGACTGGACCGAAAACGGTATTCCCGTGTCTTTGGTAAACTGGGTTTACAAGGATGGAAACAACTTGCCGGACGGTGCGGACAAAGACTTCAAAGCTGGAATGTTTTTCAGTTTTGAACTAGACGAAGCCCATATCACAGATACCGGCAAGGGCGGATATTATGGTGGTTACTATTGGCGCTTGTTTGAATTTGGCCAATTTGGACCAGTCTGGCTTTCGTGTTGGGACAAGGACGATTTGGTGAATTATTATAGCTGAGGTGGTGAATTATGCGCATTAATTCAACGAACCTAAAACAATTTGAAGGAGGGGCAGTCGTCAAGCAAGGCGACTCTGCCTCACTTTTTGGATATGAGCTACTGGACGAGCAAATGCACCCTATTAGTGATCTAAACGGCAAAAATGCTACAATACGAATCTTTAATCAAAAAGGAAAGGCTACATTTGAGAGTACAGTAGATAATTCAAAAGTTACTTTTAAAATAAGCAAGCCCCTACCGATTGGATCTTATTTGGTAGAAGTCGTTTGTGACGGGTATATTTTCCCAAGTGACCGCTCGACACGTTTGGAAATCACACGTTCAGCAGACGAATTTACAAGCGTGGAAGTTCTTTCGCTTGTAAGAAACGATGTCAAGACTGAAATCGACAAGTACATTGCAGAACATCCAAATGGACCACAGACGGAAGAACTCCCAGATCTAACCGTACTATATAACCTAGCTAAAATTTAAAAGGAGAAATAAATGACTTTAAACACACAAAACCTCACACAATTTGCACAGGCCGTTGGTGCTGACGTAAAAGAAATCAAGACCACGCTTGCTAATAAAGCTGACAAGTCTGAGCTTGGTCAAGGCGGGATCACACAACAACAGTTAGACACGGCTATTCAAGGAGTAAAAACTGCTATTCTTGGCGAGGGTGTGCCAGAAGAACTTGACACTCTCAAAGAAATCGCAGACCGTATTGCTAACGGTGCAGGATCAGCAGATCAGGCTATCGTGTCTAAAATGACAGAGCTTGGTCAAAAATTTACTGACTTGGAAAATACCGATTTTGCACAGATTTATAATACCGCTAAAAATACCCTCTAAGGAGGTGAAGCATGGATAAACTAAAACAAGTTATTCAGGCGATTGGGGTTGATATAGGTGTGCTTCAAGGACAACAGGCTTCATTTTTATCAACCTCTAAAGCATACGAACTATTTCCAACCTATACAACCTTGCAATCCCAGATGGCCAATAACATCAAAGACAAGCACCTTGAATTGGGTCTGGATGCATTGATTGATACAAAATTGCAAAACGGTGGCGATCCGTTTATCACAAGATCCAAGTTACCAACGATTGACACAAGCCAGCTTGCTTCGAAAAACGATCTTGAAGAGTTGAAGCGTTCAGTCGGTTCTGGTGGTGCTAGTGGCGAACTAAAAGGCCAAGGCTTCCCGTACAATCTGAATGCAGATATTGGTACAATTTATACTGATACGACAGCGAAAAACGGAGCGGTGAAGTGGATCAAAAAGACCGCTGGGACTGGCTCTAACGCTTGGTCTGTTTTGTTTGGCGATGTCAAATATAAGCCAAGAAACATCAACTCAAATCAAACTAATGCATACGTGGAATTCAGACGTGTAAACTCCACGGTAGAGGTCGGCTTCGGTGGTCTATCGTGGGGTTGGTTTGGGATCGTAAGACGAGGTGCGCCCAGCTACGTTCCTCAAGGTTCAGACCGTGAGCGTAACGTGGTGATTTTAAATGTTGGCGGTATACCCGTCGGTTTTCGTGCGACCAGCTCAAAACTGGGTATTATGACTAACGACAAGGGTAAACGCTTGGGAACATTTTATTTAGGTGGGCCGGGTGACGGCAACCAGCTACGTTTACAATTCGATGATCCAGTGCCAACAGACCGAGACATCGGAGATTTGCGATTTACCGATATGTCCTATATCACAGACGACCCTTGGCCAGAAACTTTATAAGATGACAACAGCGGTAGCGTAATGCTACCGTTTTTTTATTTTCCAAGTAAATTCCAAATAGGTTAAAAATATTGTAAAATCAACGTTTTTTTATTTTCTTTGAAATGCGAAAGGATAGCAGTACTTTTTAAAATGTGCTATAATATATACGATAATCGAATACTATCACTTACTTGAACCACTAGCCCCAACTAGTGGTTTTGTCTGTTATAACGGCAATTTTTAAAAATGTCTATTACAACAGCAATTATGCTGTTATTTACTTGAAAAAAACGACTAACAGTGCTATAATAATTGTACACGGATTTTAAACAATCTACTGAATAACCAAGTGTAGATAGGGTGACACCTTGCTTGGATTGTATACATAATTCCCGTTACGCTCTCCGTGAGATATTGCGGAGGGATAAGTAATTCTCTTTTGAGTAATCGAAAGAGGTCATGAAGTGTAAGAAGATTGAGGGTGTATGCAGTATAGAGGTTGTGCGTAATTAGACCATTATCAGACGGTGGCGGTGACAATAGACGCTTTCGGTGAAAGAATAATCTGGGTAGGCCTTGCGTAGCAGTAAGAACCGAACCAGAAATGCTAAATTAAACCGTTTTGCACTTGAGGTCGAGGGATCGGCCAATAACACCAAAGATAAGTACAAGTAGCCCAAAGTGTGCAGACGATACATTATAGTATGTTAGTGCTTAAAACATATTTCTGAATGTCGGGTGAAAGTTGGACGTAACCAGTCGTGCCTAGTCATTTAATCGCTACGGAAGTTATAGGGTCGCTCCTTATGGCTCAGACCGTGGTAGGCTATCGGTCAATAAATTGCGTACAATCGAAGTAGAGCGAAGGCTCATTTAGTTGATTGTTTAAAGTTCGTGTCCTTGCATTTAGCAAGGTTTTTTATTTTTGTCCGACTACGTTATTGACTACGTTTTTATTTTTTTGAGTGGTATATGACCATACCTAAAATATAGTAAAATCAACCAACCGCATCTAATGGATGTCTAATGGTAATCGTATTTAAATTTTGCTATAAAAGGAAAAACCCTTGTGTATCAAGGGTTTTCGTGCATTGACTACGTTTTTGACTACGCTTCGAGAAATTTTAATAAGCGATCTGCAACATCTGACCGCTGTTTGTCATTTAAGTGGGTGTACATATCGAGTGTCGTTTGGATATTTGAGTGGCCCAATCTATCTGATATGGTTTTAGGTTCTATACCAGCTTCAAATAACAAACTTGCGTGTGTGTGTCTCAGACTATGCACGCTAAATTGTTTCAGCTTGTGCTTGCTAATAAATGTTTGCAAATCTTCTCTAAAATTACCAAAATCGAAGTAACCGCCAACGGTATTCGTTATGACTATATTTCTTGACTTGATGCCATTTTTAAAAAACGTTTTTTTCTGCTCTAGCTTCCAATCTTTTAAAATTTGTACCGTGCTTTCGTCTAGCGAGATCGTCCGTGTGCTACGTTTGGTTTTAGGTGATTGGACGGACAGCCTACCGTTGATGGCAACAAGCGTCCTATTAATTGATATGGTCTTATTTTTAAAATCAATATCAGACCATTCAAGGCCGAGCAATTCCCCTCGTCTTAATCCAGTATAGGCCAGTGTGTGCCATGCGGTATACAGGACAGGTTTGGCATCTTTCTTTGCCAGCTTGAGAAATTGATTCAATTCTTCTTTGGTAAGTGCGATTTTTTCTTTCCGTGCGTTCTGCTGCTTTGGTCGTATGATCCTATCGACTGGATTGGTCTGGACGATATCCAGATGCATAGCATACTTAAATACTCGATTGACGATTGATAGATAATTCAAATAAGCTACATATTTCTTGCTTAACTCAATGACAATCTTCTGCATCATGGCCACGGACACACTTTCTATTCGGACGTCTTTAAAATGATGCTCTATGAGGGCTTCAAGATAATTTTTTGTATTCTGGTATGTTGTGGGTTTCACAGTCGTTTCATAGCTCTCCAGCCACAGATCAGCCACCTCTTTAAACGTAGGCTTGCTAGAGTGATCTGTAAAACCATTCTCTTCAATCGAGAGCAGTAGTTCCCGTTCTGCTTTCTTAGCCTCTTTCTGAGTTTTAAATCCTCTACGGGTCGTGCGCCTTTGCTTGCCTGTAAACGGATCAACACCAAGATACGCTTGGAGCATATAGCGGGTTTCCCCGTCTTTCGTTAAATATTTTTTGATCATTGCGTTTTACCTCATTTCTTGATAAAATGGGTACAAGAAAAAGACCTATTGAATGGCTTTTCTTATACTGTATTCCTCACACTCAATTTTTGGCGAAGGCGAGTGTGGGGATTTTTTTATAGCATTGTCGATAAAAAGTTATATAAAATAACCATCATGATTATGAATACGATAATTGAAACACAACCGCATCCGTATGAGCAACCTTCTGCTAAATCAAAATCAGTTGTAGTTTGGTTGTATACTTTATTATATGCTGCACGTTTTGGATCTTTAACCCAACCAATACCTTTTTGTCCGTATAATGGAGATGTGGCTCTTTTAACTTTTCGATTTATAGCGCCAGTTGTACGAGATGATACTCTCTTTTTTATATTCGGTGTCCGTGGTCCTATTTTCATAATCTTTTCTCTTCTAATCTCTTTGTATTTTAAGCAATTTCTTGTAATTCTCTTTGAAATTGTTGCAAAGTCAAAATAGCCCAGTCTTCGTCATTTTTATACCCTTGGACTATACTGAGGGCATAATACTCTTGGCAACTGCAATTATAAATTAGAAAATTCATTAGACGGTTATGCAAAGCAGGCTTTGACATTTGGCTAGCCTCTATAAGTTGTTCAAAAGTAGTTCCAATATTAATATAATTTAATAACTTTTGATCATTCAGAAATAAAATTGAGGCAATTATGTTCGCTTCATCTTCCAAAGGAGCAATTTCTTCTGGGTATGAGTCGCTGTAATTAGAAGATGTCTTAGAAACTAGGACTTTATCGTATACAGAACTCATAAGATGGAAGTAAATATGAACAAGTTCGTGAAGAATAGTAAACATTACCCGACTTTTCACTACGTCTTGATTAATATACACAATAAATCGTTGCGTTTCAAAATCAGGAATTGTCATGCCAGAGCATACATTACAGAAACTGGAATCAACTAAAGAAAGAGTGCTTTTTGAAGTTAATCGATATTTAATTGTTTGTTTTTTATCAGGAAACCATTTGTACATTAAATCGGATTCGAAATAAACAAATCGAATATTAAAGTTAGCTTCAAAAAATTCTATAATTAAATCAAATGTTAGTTGCGAGACATGAACTTTACAGTATTCAGATACGTCTAAAAGAAGTCGAGTAGCATTTGTGTGATATTGTAAGTAAGTTTCTTTTGAGGGTCTTGTATAATGTTTCAAATAGTCACCTACTTCCAAAGAGAATCGTCTTTGACGAGATCACGGGCAGTTTTCATCATTCTAGAGAGTGCTTTGTTGAAGCGCTCTTTTTCGTCGTCCGACATATCTTCAGTTTCTTTGCGAAACATGACGAGTGTTTGCTCTTCTATAGGATCGGTATCTATAATTGAGGCATCCGATGCAACACTTGGATTATCGGTCCTGCCTAGCAGGTAGTCGGTTGAGACGTGGAAGTAGTCAGCGATTTCTTGTAGGCGGTCAGAGCTTGGGGTTTTTGTTTTTAAGGTATAGAAATAATTGGTACTATACCCTAGACTTTTTTCTAACTTTGCTAAAGAAATACCCCTACTTTTTGCTAATTCTTTAATTTTTTCTAGCGTCGAAAACATTGATACATCAACCTTTCTATGACGTCACAAAAAATATTCTAAAAATATCTAGAAAAAAGTATTGACATTATCTAGAAAAAAGTATAGAATAGTTTTTGTAAGTAAGTTACAACTAAAAAAACAACTAAAAAATAAATCATAAAAACGTTTTGGCGAACAGTATTTGTGGATTTATTAGTGTTTTTATTATGCTTTCATTTTAGACTTTATTATAGATTTTGTCAAGCAGCAACTCAAAAAAAGTTTAATTTTTAGTTGTTTCTTATTTACATAAATTAGGGTTAAGGAGGAACATATATGCCGGATATCGCAAACGGTCGTGAGAAAGTTAATGCTTTTTTGAAAGACAAGGGCATTAAAAAAACAACTCTAGCGGTTGCTTATGGCTTTAAACGACAGGAAGTGACAAATATTCTTAGTGGAACGACTAAAGGTCCACGAGCGAACAGTTTTATTCTTCAGGTTATTGAAGATTATGGGATTGAGTAGAAAGGAGAAGTACCATGAATGAAGTTTTTAACTTTCACGGGCAAGAGGTCCGTACGGTAACTATTGATAATGATCCGTATTTTAGCAATGCGGATGTGTGTAAAATCTTAGACATAAACAATCCAAGTCAAGCTTTGAAAAGGCTTAAACAAGATGGGGTCATTACAAATGAGGTCATCGATGGCCTTGGAAGAAAGCAAGATATGAAATTTGTTTCTGAGAGCAATCTATATAAATTGATTTTTCAGAGTAAGAAAAAAGAAGCGGAAGCTTTTACAGACTGGGTGACCAGTGAGGTTTTGCCAGCTATCCGCAAACACGGTCTTTACGCTATTGATGATCTGCTTAATAACCCAGATATGGCAATCGCAGCACTTCAAAAACTCAAGGAAGAACGTCAATTACGTTTACAAGCACAAGAAGAAGTGGCTCAAAAGAATCAAATTATCCAAGAGCTTCAGCCGAAAGCGACATACTACGACTTGGTTCTTCAAAACAAATCGTTAGTAGCAATTTCTGTAATTGCAAAAGACTATGGAATGAGTGCAAAGAAATTGAATAAGATTCTACATGAATTGAAAATACAGTTCAAACAGGGGAAAACCTGGCTCTTGTATCAAAAGTACGCTGGCAAGGGTTATACTCAATCAAAAACTCATACAATCGATGCAGATTATAGCAAGATGCATACTTACTGGACTCAAAAAGGACGTTTGTTCCTTTACGATTTACTTAAAAATAAAAAAGGAATTTTGCCACTGATTGAGCAAAAAGATGTGGCATAAAACAAAGAAAGCACTTCACAACGAAGTGAAGCGCTTAGACAAATTTAACTACTTTGATTATACCACATTAGAAAGAGGTGGGCAATGATTGAAGAACTAATCAAAGAACAAATCAGAGAAATCTATCTTGAAGCGAAAGAGCAAGCCAAAAAGGAATTGTTACCAATCAGTCAAGCAGAATTGCAAGAAATGTTTGGTTTTAGCAATGAATATTTAAAGCGTTTAAAACGCAAGGGCTTAAAGTTTCGCAAGCAAGGAAAGTACATCATGTACGATTTGAACGATGTACACGAGATTTTGGAACTAGAGAAGGAATATTTAAAATGAATGAAATTATTATTTCTGGGCAAGTGGCCGGAACAGTAGCGATCGGGGGCGTGTGCTTCATCGCTGGTCTAATCGTATCGTGGAAAGACCACAAGAAAAGAATGAAAATCGCAAAAAGCGAAACACTCAAAGCTATCGAAGAGGGCCTTCCCGAACACAATGCACAAGTCATTGAGCAATACGAGGACGATCTCGCAAGTCGCCGAAAGAATATGAAGCTATATACCGAATCTCCGGAGGTACCGTTCCATGTTTGGTAAGAAAGCCCGAAAAATTGAGCAACAATCAAAAGCGCTCAATCGCTTGTGGTTTATCAATTTACAACAAACCGAAATTTTAAAAGCCACACTTGAGCGGGAAGAACGACTGCTGGACGAGCTCGCTCGTCTGAAAGGAGAGTTAAGAAATGGTAACAATTAACAAGCTCGAGATCGAAAACGTGAAACGCGTTAAAGCGGTCAAGATCGAGCCGTCAGCGAAAGGGTTGACAATCGTCGGTGGAAACAATAACCAAGGCAAAACAAGCGTATTGGACGCGATAGCGTGGGCCTTGGGTGGCAATAAATACAAACCCTCACAGGCACAACGCGAGGGGTCAACGATTCCCCCAAGTCTAAAAATCACGCTATCAAATGGCCTTATTGTTGAGCGCAAGGGCAAAAATAGCGATCTAAAAGTCATTGATCCAAGCGGAAACAAGGCCGGTCAGAAATTGCTTGATAGCTTTGTTGAAGAGCTTGCTCTTGATCTTCCAAAGTTTATGGAAATGACGAGCAAGGAGAAAGCGACAACACTCTTGCAAATTATCGGGGTAGGTGATCAACTCGTTCAGCTTGAAATGGAAGAGAAGACCAAGTACCAAGAAAGACACGCGATCGGCGTTATTGCAGACCAGAAAGAAAAGTTTGCGAAAGAACAGCCGTACTATCCAGACGCACCGAAAGAACTCGTTTCAATTGCGGACTTGATCCAACAACAACAAGAGATCCTCGGGCGAAATGGCGAAAACGCTCGCAAGCGTCAGAATCTCGCGAGAATCGAAAACGACTATCAAGGGGCACTCGCGAACGTTGAGCGTCTGGAAGATATGCTCAAAGAGGCTCGAGAAAAAGAGCAAGGACTCGCTCAAGACTTAGATATCGCTCGCAAAGACGCGCAAGATCTGATCGACGAATCGACGCAAGAGATTGAAGAAAGTATCGCAAATATTGAGCAGATCAATCTCAAAGTCCGGGCGAATCTTGACAAAGACAAGGCCGAAGAAGACGCGAAGGGCTACCGCGAACAATATCGCGAGTTAGATCTTGTGATCGATGGTATTCGCAAGCAAAAAACGGACTTGCTCACAAATGCAGACTTACCGCTTCCGGGCTTATCCGTGGACGATGGCGAACTATTATACCTTGGTCAACGTTGGGATAATATGTCCGGCTCGCAACAATTACAAGTCGCAACGGCTATCGTTCGCAAGCTCAAGCCAGAGTGTGGCTTCGTACTTATTGACAAACTCGAGCAGATGGACCAAGTGACTCTAATGGAATTTGGCGCGTGGCTAGAACAAGAGGGCTTGCAAGCTATCGCGACTCGCGTTTCAACTGGTGGAGAGTGTTCGGTTCTCATAGAGGACGGGTACAGTATCGCACCAGAAACATATCAAACACCTACAGCATGGCAAGGTGGCTTTTAATAGAAAGAAGGAAAAATCATGAAAAAAACAGAGAAATTCATCGTATTGCGTAACAGAAACACAGGCGACTATATCCAAAATTACAAAAATAACGAAGGCGCGTTTACATTTTCAGCACGATTAACTGAAGATATCCAAGACGCTGCAACTAATTTGATCGATTCACTCGAAGTCATTGAAAATGACGGCCAAGACTTAAAAGCGCTCGCGCAAGGTTTAGGGTGCGAGATCTTAGTCGTAGAAGCAGAATACACACTCAAAACACTCGACGGAGAAGAACCGGAAGATCTGACCGAAAAGATTGAGAAGGCAAAACGTAAACACTTTGAAAACTTTCTTCGCGGGCTTTTGAGCGACAACGACGAGGAGGACTAAAAAATGCAGATCACAAGAGGAAGAAAGGCACGGGCGCAAAAAGTCGTGATCTATGGCCCCGAGGGAATCGGAAAGTCTAGCTTTGCGAGTCAATTCCCAGACCCCATATTCATTGATACAGAAGGATCAACCGATAATATGGACGTGGCCCGTATGGACAAGCCAACGAGTTGGACAATGCTAAAAAACGAGATCTCGTTTATCAAGGCAAACCCGGACGCTTGCAAAACGCTAGTCATTGATACGATCGACTGGGCCGAACAGCTCGCAGTTGATTATGTATGCTCACAGCACCAAAAGAACGGGATCGAAGATTTCGGCTGGGGCAAGGGCTATACATACGTTCAAGAAGAGATCGGGCGCTTGCTAAATAGCTTGTCCGAATTAGTGGACAACGGGATCAACGTCGTTTTGACAGCTCACGCACAGATCAAAAAATTTGAACAGCCGGACGAGATGGGATCTTATGACCGATACGAATTAAAACTCGGACAAAAGACCAGCTCAAAGACGGCCCCACTGGTCAAGGAATGGGCCGATATGGTTCTTTTCGCGAATTATAAAACTATCGTCATGACCACAGACACAGGCAAAAAGAAAGCCCAAGGGGGCGAGCGTGTCATGTACACGAACCACCGTCCAGCATGGGACGCGAAAAACCGGCACGGCTTACCAGATCAGCTACCGTTCACGTTTGAGAGTGTGGCCCATATCTTCAACGCACCGGCTCCCGTACCAACTGAACAACCGGCACCAGCTCCACAACCAGAGCCACAGCAACAACCGGCACCAGAGCCACAAAAGCAAAACATTAACGAGCACTTGCAAGAGGTCGCTCAAGAGGTGGCCCAAGAGATGGGACGAGCTCCACAAGCGGGACTTTTACCGCAAGCATTGATCGACTTA